GTCATTTACATACACAGCTTTATTTCCACGATGCGGGAATGGTTGTGGCTGGCTGATTTTTCCACACTAGGAGGTTCTGATGGCCGCTAGGAAGCTGAAGGCTGTGCCCTCTGAGCCAGTGGATATGCCTATGCCGCCACCTACTGTGAAGGCCGCTGCTGCCGGGACTTACCGTGAGTTGCTGGTGGCGTTGCGGGATAACATCGCGGGCCAGATTGATGAGGGCATCCAGGCTCGCGACCTTGCTTCCTTGTCTCGGCGTCTATTGGAGATCTCGAAGGAGATTGAGGCTATCGATGCTGCGGACAATGGCGATGACATTGGAGAGGCTGCGGTGACGCCGGATGAAGACTGGGGTTCTGGCTGAGGCTAGGCATTTGGTTTTGCCGGATGGGATTAAGACTTCTGGTTTTCCTGCTGTTGAGGCGACGTGCAGGCGTATTGGGATTGAGTTTGATCCGTGGCAGAAGGATCTGAACCGTTGCATTCTCGCTAAGGATGCGTCCGGTTTGTATGCGGCCGATACGGTTGCCATGAGCATCCCGCGTCAGGTTGGAAAGACGTTTGATGTGGGCGCTTTGGTGTTCGCTGATTCGATTATTAATCCTGGCACGACGACGGTTTGGACGGCGCACCGGTTCAAGGTTTCGCGTGAGACGTTCAACGAGTTGCGGACTTGGGCTAAGTCGCCGCTGCTGGCCCCGCATATCGAGTATGAGGACATCACGACCGGCGCCGGTAATGAGATGATCCCGTTCCGCAATGGTTCGCGGATCGTGTTTGCGGCCCGTGAGCGTGGTGCTATCCGCGGTTTCACGAAGGTGCGCCGGCTGATTCTGGATGAGGCGCAGATCCTCACTGAGGCTGCCATGTCTGACTTGGCGCCCACGATGAACCAAGCTGAGAACCCGCAGATCATCATGATGGGCACGCCGCCTAAGCCGGGTGATCCGGGCGAGGTATTCACTGCGCTGCGGAAGGCCGCTTTGGATGGCGAGTCTGAGGGCGCGCTGTATGCGGAATTTTCTGCTGAGCCCGGCGCGAATCTTGACGACTGGGATGCGGTGGCGCAGGCTAACCCGTCCTTCCCGCTTAGGACTACGCGTAGGGCCATTAAACGGCTGCGCAAGCTCCTTACGAACGAGGACGACTACCGGCGTGAGGCGCTGGGGATTTGGGACTCTGACGGGCGCGTGTCGCTGTTTGAGGCTGGCGCTTGGGATGCCGGCCGCAAGGATGAACGGCCTGAGGGTTTGAAGGTCAACGCGTTGGCTATGGCTGTCTCTATTGACCTTGCCCATTCCGCGATTGTCGCCGGTTCTGAGGACACGGAGGGCGGCGTCTGGGTGAAGCCGCTGCATCACGGCCCCGGCACTAAGGGCGTCGTTGATCGGTGCCTTGAGTTGCAGGAGGCATTCGGAGTGGATGTCGTGGTGGACGGTCGCGGCCCCGGCGCTGTCCTGATCCCGCACCTTGAGAAGGCGGGCGTAAAGCTGCATATCGCGTCCACTGGTGACGTTCTGGATGCGTTCGCGAACCTTGAGACGAAGATCCGCGATGGGCAGTTCTTCCATGTTGATGCGCCCGAGCTTGACGCTGCTGCGGCTGGTGCGGTTCGTCGGCCGGTTGGTGACCGTTCCGCGTTGGGGCGTAAGAAGTCCGAGGCTGACATTTCCCCGTTGGAGGCTGCGTCTTTGGCGGCGTGGCGGGCTGGGTTGGCCCCGGTGAAGAAGCGCTCGAAGTATGAGGACGCTGACCTTTTGACTATTTAGGAGTTGCCATGAATCGCAAGGACAGGCTGCTGCGTGCGGCTCACTTTGAGCGGTTCGTTGTGACGCTTACGACGGGTGAGACGTTCGATGGGTTGCTTGCCGATGCGGACGACAACAGCGTGAAGCTGGTGGGTGCGCACGCTGTTTCGGAGTCGGAGTCGGTAGCCATCGACGGTGACATTTATTTGCCCCGCGAAAAGATCGCCTACATGCAGAATCCAGGGGGTAGGCCGTGATCGTTTCTGACGGTAAGGCTCTGGGGTTCGCTCCGCAGGCTTTGGGCGAGACGACGCCTTCCCTGTCTAACGGCTATTTCTACGCTGCTACGGGCATGAACTTGTCCGGCCTTACTGCGACGTATGGGGCTTTGTATAAGGCTCAGCCGTCGGTGGCTACGGTGGTGGATAAGATCGCTGCTTCGGCTGCCCGGTTGACGGTGCGGGTGTGGGACAACACGCCGGCTACTGGCCGGGTTCAGGACACGGATTCAGCATTGGCCCGGCTTATTGCTGATCCGTGCATGGAGATGTCGCCGTTCAATTTTTACCGGTGGACGGTTGCGACGTATGAGATTTATGGTGAGGCGTTCTGGCTGAAGCAGCGCAACACTGACGGCCAGATCGTTGGCCTGTTGCCGATGCATCCTTCGCGGACGATGGTGAAGCGTGACGAGTCTGGCAACACGGTTTACGTGTTCACGCTTGGTGTGGCGTCTGCTGGGATTCTGACGGTCCCGGCTGATGATGTCGTGGCGTTCCTGCGCTATAACCCTGAGAGCCTGATGCGGGGCCTGTCACGGCTTGAACCGTTGCGGTCTACGCTGCTGAATGAGGACGCTTCCAGGCGTGCGACTCAGTCCTGGTGGAAGCGTGGGGCGCGCCCGTCTGTGGTGTTGAAGCACCCAGATACTTTGTCGCAGGCCGCGATTGACCGTCTGCGTGCCGGGTTTGATGCCCGCCATGCTGGTGCTGACAACATGGGCGGCACTAACGTCCTTGAAGAGGGCCTAGACCTTCAGGTGATCCAGCTCAACGCCGAAGAGATGCAGTACATCGAATCGCGGAAGCTGAACATGCAAGAAGTCTGCATGGTCTATGACGTACCCCCGCCTGTCGTTCACATCCTGGACCATGCGACGTTCTCTAACATCACCGAGCAGATGCGGTCGATGTATCGGGACACGATGAGCCCGCGGCTGGAAGACATTGAATCAACGATTGACCGGTCATTGCGCTCTGAGTTTTACGCGCCCGGTGAGCGTGAAGTCGAGTTCGATATGTCGGAAGTTCTGCGCGGCGATTATGAGACGCGGGTGGATAAGGCCCTTGCTGCACGGCAGGCGGGCCTGGTCACGGGCAATGAGGGGCGCGCCATTATTGGCGAGTCGCTTTCAACTGATCCTGAGATGAACAAGATTTACGCGAACGCGGCGCTTGTTCCTTTGGGGTCTAAGCCTCCTGTTGCTGCCCCTGTCACTCCTGGGTCTGCGCCTGCGTTTGAGGCGGCGTCGAGTGCCAGCCCAAAAGCGTTGACCGTCCGCTCGATTATGGGACGGCTCGCACGCATCAAGGCGGATAAGCCGGCTGTTCGGGACCAGTTGGTGAAGGAGCATACTGACGCTTTGGTGAAGTTCTTCACGGCCCAGCAGGACGCTGTTCTTGCTAAGGCTGGGCAGAAGGACGCCGGGTTGTTTGATCCTTCCGAGTGGGATTCGGACCTTGCTGACTTGTTGCAAACCCTTGGGGATGCCACGTCTAAGGCTGTGGGTGACGCTACGGGCGCCGATCTGGGCGGGAAGTACAACCCGGACGATATAGCGGATTGGATCGCCTCAGACGCCCAGCAATCGGCTACCAACATCAATCAGGCGACGGCGGATCAGGTAGACGCCGCGCTTGGTGACGATCACGACGTGGATGCTCTCAAGGCGTTCTTCGTGGCGTTGCTGGCCGGGCGTGCGATCCAGATTGCTACGTCAAGGGTTGCGATGGTTGGCGGTCTTGCTTCCCAGGTTGCGGCCCGGCAGAACAATGCCCGGACTAAGACGTGGGAGACGAACTCCGCGAATGCCCGCCCGTCTCATGAGGCGATGAGCGGCGAAACGGTCCCACTCAATCAGCCCTTTTCTAATGGGATGAATGGACCCGGCGACCCCAGCGGCGGCGCCGATGAGGTTGCGGGATGTACCTGCACCTTGAGCTTCAGCAAGGAAGGCTAATCATGGCGATCATCAAGAAGGATGCCACGATCTCCAATACTGACGACGCCTTCCCTGGCTCGTTTGAGGTGATCCTGTCGGCACAGACGAAGGACCGGGATGGCGACACGCTGTTGAAGGATGGCTGGAAGCAGCCACTCCCGGAACACATCACGTTCGACTCGGACCATGGGATGACGGTTGAGAAGACTGTTGGTTCTGGGGTTCCGCGGATTGATGAGGAAACGGGCAACCTGATCGTGTCCGGTACCTACTCGTCACTGCCGCGGGCGCAGGAGGTTCGGACGCTCGTCAACGAGGGGCATATCCGTACTACGTCGGTGGCGTTCATGACGGAGAAGACGCAGAAGGACGGCGCTACGGTCACGCAGCGTGAGCTTCTGAACGGCGCCTTCGTTGCCATCCCAAGTAACCGTGAAGCGTTGGTGCTGTCGTCCAAAGGCCTGAAGGCTGGGGCGCGGAACTCGAAGGCTGACGCTGAGAAGGTGCAGGGGATCCACGATCATGCTGCGGCGCTTGGTGCTGAGTGTGTGGGCGCCCCGGCTAAGTCCTTTGTTCGGAAGGACGCGGACACTGAGGATGCTACCGACCCGGCCGCACTGATCCCCGCGATTGATGCGGCGATTGATGAGGCTATCAACCTGTTCGCCGCCGTCGATGTTGAAAGTTTGCCTGCCGAGGTTCAGCAGGCCATAGCCCTCATCCAGGCCGCTGATGCGACCGTGGATGAACTCCTGGACGCCCTTGGCATCCCGGACCCTGATGAAGATGCAGCCGCTTCCGGCGCAGACCAAACCCCCGCAACCGGCGCCCCCGCGGCCCCCGTTGCCGGCGTTCGTTCTGCCCCCGTTGCTGACGCTGATTCTGACGCAGTAACGGTCAAGGAACTCGAAGAGATCGCGCTTCGGATCCAGGCCGAGCAATTCATCAACTAACCCAATTTTGAAAGGAGACTGTCATGTCGGCAGTTATCGAAGCTAAGCGCGCTATGGCGCAGCTCGGCACCAAGGCTCAGGAAGTCCTCAAGGATGATTCCCTGACTAATGCTGAGAAGAAGACCCGTCTGGATGCGTACCAGGCCGATCTGAAGTCCTACTCTGACACGATCGCACTGCATGAGCAGGCTTCCCGCCTGATCGGTGGCGGCGAGGCTGCCCCCGAGGCTGAGGCGAAGACCAAGGCGGCTGAGGCTCCCCGTAGCTTCGGTCGGTCCATCGTGGACTCTGCCGGGTACAAGTCGATGCTTGACGGCCAGTCAAAGGGCGTGGCTGTTGAGGTCAAGGCCGCGAACACCATCGATGAAGGCGTCATTCCGGCCTTCAGTGGTGGCGCTGGTCAGGGCGGCCAGCTTGTAGCGCCGCAGTTCCTTCCTGGCATTGTGCCGCTGAAGTTTCAGCAGCTCACCATCGCGGACCTGCTCGCTCAGGGCACCACGGATTCTGCTTCGCTGACCTACGTCATTGAGGCCGCGTTCCAGGACCTGACGGCGACTGTCGCAGAAAAGGGCACCAAGCCGCAGCTTGACCTGACCCTGGCCCGCCGCCAGGACAACGTTGCGAAGATCGCTAACGTTGCCAAGGTCACCGACGAAATGTTCCAGGACGCCAGCCAGTTTGAGGCTTACCTGTCCAACCGCATGGTGTTCGGTGTGAAGCGTGCCGAGGAAACCCAGCTCCTGAACGGTAATGGTACTGCCCCGAACCTTCAGGGCATCCTGAACCGCACGGGCCTGGCCTCGACCGTGACCACTTCCGCGGGCCTGACCGCTGTGAAGGCTATGGAAGGTATCTTCAACCAGATCACCGCCCTGCGCGCAACGTCCTTCGTGGAGCCTGACGCTATCGTGATCCACCCGAATGACTGGCAGACGATCCGCCTTGGCAAGGACTCGCAGGGCCAGTACTACGCTGGTGGCCCGTTCACCGGTGCTTACGGCAACGGCGGTTACACCAACGTCGCTGACATCTGGGGCGTCAAGGCTGTCATCACCACCGCGATTGCTCAGGGCACTGTCCTGGTTGGTGGGTTCAAGGAGTCCGGCCAGGTGTTCCGTCGTCAGGGAATCACCCTGGAAATGACGAACTCCAACGTGGACGACTTCGTGAACAACCTCATCACCCTGCGCGCTGAAGAGCGTCTGGCTCTGGCTGTTTACCGCCCGGCCGGTTTCGGCAAGGTCGCGCTGACCGCGTAGTTGCTCTTGGGGTGGCCGGCTGCAATGTCGGCCACCCTTTGCATCCTGCACAACTAGAAGGAGGGCGTCATGCCTACTGATTATGTTGAAGACTACGAAGCGATTACTGGTAAGAAGCTTCCGAAGTCTGCGGTTGAGACGAAGGTTGTTATTGGGCCGCCGATTGAGGACGACACCCCGCTCTACAACGCCACTGAGGCTGAAACTAAGGGCGAGTAGCCCATGGAGGATCTTGCCAGCGTTGATGATCTGAATAACTTTTCTCAGCTCGCCATCGATCCTAGCGATACGGCGGCGGCGTTCCTGTTGAAGGTTGCGTCTGGCATGGTCCGCCGTTATTTGGGTCAGGATGTGACGGCGACTGCCGGGGATGTGGAGTATTGCGACCCTGTTGCGGGTGGTGTGCTGTTGTCTCAGTTGCCGGTGAACTCGGTTACGCAGGTTGAGACTTCCCTTGATGGTGTGACGTGGACGGTTGCTGATCCGGCGACTTATGTTGTTTCGCGGCGTTTGGGGATTGTTTCGGCTCGGGCGTACACGGGTTTGTGGCCGACTGATCCTGAGTCGTGGCGGGTTACTTACTCGCACGGCTACGACAATGTACCCGATGAGATCAAGGGTGTTGCTTGTAGTGTCGCGGCCCGGTTCTATTCGACGCCATCGGGTATTGATATGGAGCGCACTGGTCAGCGTCAGGTGAAGTACAACCTGGAGACTTCGGGGCTGAATGCTATGGAGCGCCTGATTCTTGATGGGTTCCGTATCCCGAGGGTTGCCTGATGGCTAGGCCGTTGGGGCGCAAAACGATCACGGTGCTGACCCCGCAGCAGTCCACTGACCCTTATTCGGGTGAGCCGGTGGATGACTGGACACTCCCACCCACCGAGGTTCTGGTGAAGGGGTGCGAGGTTGAGCCTGGCACGTCTCAGGAGTATCTGCTGAGCCGGGATCAGGTCATGGTGGCGTGGACGGTTTACGCGCCCGCAGGGACGCCTGTGACCGCTTACAGCAGGGTCCGGTTCAACGGGATCGTGTACACCGTGTACGGGCAGCCGGCGCAGTGGGATTCCCCGTCTGGCCGGATCGATTATGTGGAGATCATTCTTCAGGAGTGGAGGGGCTAGTGACTGTTCGGATTGAGTCTGAGAAGAAGCTGAAGGTTGGCGATCCTGTCGAGCATAAC